AACAATTTGATTTTGCAGTAATATTTACTATAATAGCATAATCACTTTCTTCTTCTATTGTAACAGTAAATTTTGTATTATCTCCATTATTTATATTTTTTCCTTCGATAAAACAAGTAGTATTAGTTGCTAATTCAGTAATTCTATTATAAGTTTTTGCTAAACATAGTTTTAGAGTAGTGTTAGTAAAAGAAAAACGATTTGATTTAAAATATATTATATTTGTTCCAGTAGGATTTACATAATTTATTCTTGTATATTCGCTTATATTTGCAACATCACAATAAAATGTAATAGTTCCGTCGTTTACTGTATCAACATTAACGTGAATATTAGTTGCATATGTTGGAACATATATAGCAATATCAATATATTTTTCAGTATCTGTTTCAGTTAATTTATAATATAAGTCATTATTATTTATAAAGAAAAATAAATTGTTTGAAGTGAATAATTTTAATCTATAATCTTTTACATCTTGAATTCTATCTAATTTATAAATATTATCTAAATTTATAGTAAAATCATATAGGTGGTCTGGGTATAAATTTTGATTTCTTTGTTCTGATGTTATTTGAATTCTACAAATTCTTATAAAATTACTATTTAAATTTTTTCTAAAAAATTTCATTTTTAATCCTCCTATCTATTTTTTATTATATTTTCTAAAATATTAAATAATTCGTGATTTTGGTCGCTCATTCCACTTTCAAGAAACCATGGAATTACTTTTGTAGCTCTTTGAGCCATATTACAATTATTTAAAGCTCTAAAGAATATTTTTTGTGGTTCTGTATTAAAAGTTTTATCAGTTAATACATTTAAATTATAATTTTCAGGTAATTCCATCATTTGCCAATATGGTAAAACACCGCTTTCAGTAATCCATAGTTCTTTTGTCCATGGACATATAAATGTTGGATTATTAAAAACATTTATAACTTTATCATAGCTACAATTAGATGGATTAGAAAAACTAGAAACTGATGGGAACATATGAACACCTAATAAATCATAAACATTTATTATACTTTCCCACTCACTTGGTGTTACATTGTTTCCATAAAATCCATTATTATAATTTATAGTAAATCCTACTTTTTTAATATTTGAAAAATTATTTTTAATTACAGCTGGGTAACCTAAACCGTATTCAAAAACTTTGTCTAATTGTTCATTTAATACAAAAACAATATTTGCATTTGGAAAATATGTCAATACATCTAAAATAGTATTTTGATAATTTATAGCATTATAATTTCCGTGAAATTTTACAGAAGTAATCGGAATATTTAAAGAATTAGCTATATTATTATATTCTGTAAATTTTGTTTTATCTTCTGTTAATGTTCCGTCATTGTTTATATGAATTGTCATTTGACTTTCTTTAAATCCGTGCATTTGCACATCTTGTTAATAATTCAGTAACATAGTTAATAGATTGTCTATATTCATTATCACAAAAAATATAAGCTATATATTTACTATTTCTTTCATTTTTTTGAAAAATTAAAGATTGATTTTCTAATTTTTCGACACGATTAGTAAGTTCAGGAATTGTTGCATAATCTTCTATAATTTTTGCTAAAGTTCCATCTTCTGCCATTTCATCTAGTTTATTATTAATTTCATTTTGAACATCTAAATTATTAAAATAATTATCAACATAATCTTTTAATTTTACATAAAGTTCTTGTAATTCTTTGACAGCTTCAGCATTAGTATTTACGGCAGGAATAACAGTATTTTTTAGATAATCACAAAGCCATAAAAGTTGTTCTTCATAAGTTAAAGAAACCATATAACTTGAAGGTAAATTTCCAATTGTACAACAGAATCTTGCAAATGGAGATAAATTACCTACAGGTTTTAATTCATTCAAATTTGACATAATTTTTTCAACTCCTTTATTAATATAAACCCATAAATAGGGAATTTAATTCTTTTATAATATCACGGTCAATAGCAATAATATTGTCTCTGTATTGCTCAACCATTTTTTGTGCTGTTGCAGAAACTCCAGAATTTCCTTTAATTTTTTTAGTGTAATTTTCGTTAGTATTAGAAGTTCCGTTGTTTGTTGTATTAGTTTCATCATTTATATTAGTATTATTATCAGCTTGATTAACAGAGGAAGCATAAGCACCGAGTGTTTATATCTTGTTTAGTAATACGTCTTTGTGGTGTATTATTATTAATATTTAAACCACTTGAGTTGCTATTTGAAGAAGATGTTGATGTACCATCATTTTTTAAACTACCTTCTTGTTTTCTTTCAAAAGTTTCAGAATAATCAACATTAACGAGTGGGTCATATTTAATAGAAGATGAATAAATAAGTGGCAATTTTTCTTCCATTAATTCTTGCATTGTGACAATAGCATAATGTTTGAAAAGTGCAGGTGTTTCAAAACCAATTTCTCTCATAAAATAATGGTCAACTATTTTCTTAGCTAAACGGTCTTTTGACCAAATATTTGCATTTTCAATTGATTTTATTTCATCATCTCTTAAGTAGTCTGAAAGTTCATAATTTTTGAACCAATTTTCTACTTCTTCTCTACTGTAATAGTCGCACACTTTGCGAAGTTCTATTGTATATTTTGCCATCTTCTTCACCTTCTTTTTTATAATCTGAAATAATACTTTCTTCATTTTTAATAATATTGTGTAAATCAGAACGTACACGAACTGAAATTTCTTTATCAGTACCAGTAAAACCAAATTTTTCATTAAATTGCCTGCAAGCTTCTTGACGAGGTGCAAGAAAACTTTGTAAATTTAAGTTTATTAATTCATTATTTGAATTTGCTTCATCTGATACTAAACGTTCTTTCTTATCTATCATTATATTATTTACACCAAGAAAAGTCAATGCCTCATTCCATATTTCTTTTTTGTAGTCCATAATTTTGTCAGCAATGAATGGAGCTTCTGTACTTATTGATTTAATTTTATCGGGTACACCCTGTCCACTATCACCAAAAATAAAAGGTTGATTTCCGTTATATTGATTATATAAATTTTCCATCATCAAACGTTGTTTTTCATCGACTATTAAAACAACAGGGGTCTTTTGTGCAGAAATATTGACATCAGCTGTTCTTTGTGCTTCACAAAGCCTTAATGCAAAAAGTTCTAATGTTGAGCAAGTTGGAAGTCTGTCATAGTTATTTTGTACTAAAATGCACTCTTGATTTTCTTTGACTCTTTTTTGTGCTTCTGTTAAATTTGGAGTTAAACCAGTATATAATTTTCTTGATGTTTGATATTCAAAAGAATAACAGTTAAGTCTTGCAGGTAAACCATAAATATTTAACATTCCATCTGAGCAACATTTTGTATTTATAAAACCATATTTTTCATCTTTTAAAAGTGAGGCGATTCCATCATAATATAAACAATATTCAAGCCACTGGCTATTCATTGAACGGGGTAAATTAACCCATTCAAAAATTGATAAAGCAATTCTTTTGAATCTTAATAAATAATCATTGAAAGTTGCATCGTTTAAAATTAAACTATCAGTAAATTTATAATTATTTTTAAAATTAACTTTTTTCTTTGCCATTTATTTTTTCTCCTTTCTATCTATTATTTTGTGAATAATCTAAAAATGTAGATGGTTTGTGCCATAAAGTCACACCATTATCAAATATATTTTTTATCGTTTGTAAATCTTCTTGTGGAATATCAGCAATTATATTTATTCCAATTGTTTTAACGTAATTCCAATTCGGTCTATTATTTAAGTTTGGAATCTTTAATGTGTTTGTAGAATAACCGTACATATCGAAATATTTATCAATTCTTTCAGCAAATTGTTTTTTAATTGTATATCTAGTAAAAATATTTTTATCATTTAAAGAATAACCAATTAAAGTTGCATTTGAGCTTGAAAGTGAAACTTTATCAGGTAGCATTTTTTGTTTTTCTTGTTGTGCCATCATATTTTTAATATAAAAATCGTGATTTACAGAAGATTTATAAACATTAATTGCTGTATTAATTCCAGATGAAGCTATTTCACCATAATTTTCTGAAACTCCACCACTTATAATACCACTTACACCACTTGCTATATTTTGAACCTGACCAATTTCGTAATTAAATTGTTCTTGTTGCATTTGTAAACTTATAATTTCTGAATTTTGTGCTAACCAGCTATTAAAGAAATCATTTCTTGATGAAAGAGTTGGATAACCACCCATATTTACTATATCTGATAAACTATCACCATCAGAACCACGATAATTTTCGGGAATAAATATAATAGCAGGGTTTGGATTTACTTCTGATATTATTTTAAATTGTGGAGTACCGTTTTTAAAATCTTCATATCTAAATATTTTTGAACCACCATTTGAAGGGTTAAATCCTAAATACATAAAAGGGTAAGTTCTTAATTTTTGATTTTTAGGTACATAATTATCTAAGTTATTTGGAGTAGATACTAAAGTTTTTTCAGTTGGTGTTTGCATATAATCTTTTCCATTTTGTAAAATATAAATATTATAATTACTACCTTGTAATTTATTTTCTTCTATTAAAAAATCTTTAACAGCAATTTTCGGAACTGAAAAACAACTAACTATAAAGTCTGAATAATTTTCGTGTTGTAAGGCATTCATTAAATAAGTAAAATTTTCGTTTTCAGTAAGTAAGAAAACAACACTTGATGAAATTCCATTGATAGTGTACCCACCTTGTGTTATGTCTACTATTGGTATACCTGAAGGTGTAATTGGAATTTTATCACCACTGTATGCAACAATATTTACAGGTTCTAATTCATCAAATTCAGCAGTTCCACCAACTTTAAATTCTCCAGTTTCTAAATTTTCTGGTAAAAGATTCGCTCCTGGTACATCATCATCAACATTCATCATTTCACGTTCAATAAAAGATTCCTTAAAATTTAAGTCAAATTGCCAAGTTTGAAAAACATCTGTTGTAATATATACTCTAGTATTATAATCGTTTTCATACTCCATTCTTGTAATAAATGCAAAAAACCATTTATCTGTATAATTTTCATTTAAGTACATTACATAATTATATTGTAAAATACTATCAATATGTGCAGGGAAATATATCATACTATCTTTACGTTGATAAGAAATTTCAGAAATTTCTAGATGTGGCAAAGATAAAAAATAAGTTTCTTGTTCTTTTTTAGTTTTAAAAGTAAGTTGATTTTTATTATCAAGTTCAATTGGTACTTTTAGTAAACGTAAAGTTGTATTTGGAGTGACAGCCATATTTATTCTCCTTTCAAAAAATTTAAGAGGAAGGAAGCAAACTTTTCCTTCCTCTTTTGAGGTAAATTATAATAAAATATTGAAAACTAAATTAAGCATTTGTAACAGTAACTTTAACTTTAGTTGTAACATTTCCAGCTGTTGCTGTTAAATTAGCTTCACCTTGACCAGTTGCTATAAGTTTACAATGTCTGTTATTATTTGGGTCTTCATCTACTGTAAATATTTCTTCATTATCAGAACTATAAACTATTTTTGGTGAATTTGCTGTTGCAGGTGTTACAGTAATATCTAAACCTTCTTCATCTCCAACTTTGTCAATGACAATTCCTTCAGGTCCAGCTTTGAAGTCTAATCCTGTTATTGCAACAGATGGTTCTTCAGTTGCAAAAACAATAGCATTTGCAAAGAATGAATAGTTAAACATTTTTATTACATTTAAGTAATAGTTTACACTTCTATTATTTGCATTTCTAAAATCGTCCATAAACATATCTTGTTCTTTAATTCTAAACCAAGCTTTGTCACAGATAATTCCTAAAATTTTTGAACCATCGTAAATAACTTTTCCTTGTTTATCTAATATGTCAAAATTATCAACAGTTAAAATATTTCCCATTAAATCTGTTTTATTCATATTGAAAGCTTGAGCTAATACTTCAACATCTAATTCGGCTCTTATATCATTTCTAATTAACATAACAATATCTGAAGCTTCAGTAAATGTTACAATATCTCTACCATAACCTCCAACTTTTTTCCAAGCATTGTAATTTGATGATGGTGTTTGGAAATTTAAGAAAGCAACTCTTGCTTGTTTTACAAATTTTCTAGCAAGTTCAGAAGTTGTTGGTGCTTCTACTTTTTGTATTTGTACAGCATTACTTCTATAAGCATTTGTAACTAAAGCTTTTGTATTTTTATATTCATCTATATAATAACCATTATATAATGAATTTGTAAGTCCTGCTATATATTCTTCTAAAGCAGACCAAGAAACGAAAGCTTGTTTTAAACTTTGTTTTACAAGTGTAACAGGGTATTGTTTATCAAAATTGATATACATATATTGAACCTTTGTATCACTTTCATATTTTTTAAGTGCTCCAGCAAAGTCATTTATATCATAATCTCTACCTTCAGCAGGATTTATATAGATTTCTTGACCTAAATAACCAAGTGGAATTCTGTCCCCTTCTAAAACTTTTAATGGATTTTTGAAAACTTTTGTTTCTAATTGAGTGTAAATAATTCTTTGTACTAATACATCACAAAATTCATTCATAAATTTTGGTGTATTTAAAAGTGGTGCTGAAAAACTTTCAATAGATGTGTTATCATCAACTAATGGTACTACTTCTTGATATTTGTTACTTGCATTATTCCAAATATCATTTAATGCAATTTTTAAACCGTTTTTAACTCCCATTTTTTCATCTTCCTTTCATTTTAAAATTTAATTTATAAAATTACCTTTTTCATCAAAGGCACTTTTTAAACTTATTTTTGGTTGTCCTTTTGAAGTATCATCTTCATTTTTATTTTTAGATGTATCTTCACCCATTCCAACCTGTTGTAAAAGATTTCCATTTGCTGTAACTAGTAAATCATTATTCTTTTTTAATGTATCAATTTCTTCATCTTTACTTGAAATTGTTTTATTCATTGTTTCATTATCTGTAAGAATAGTTCCTAAATCATCAGCTATTTTTGAATAATCTTCTTTACCAAGCTTTTTCTCTAAGCTTTTAAATACTTTTTGCATATCTTTTTGTTCCATTTTAACTTCCTCCTTATTATATACTAAATTAATTTTTTTATCAATAGTTTATGTTAATTTTTTTACATTTTCTTTGTAACCATTTTATAGAATTTCGTTTTTTCGTTGGTAGTGGTGGCTCAGGTGTATCTCCAGAATATTCGACAACTGTTCCACGAATATTTGGAATTCCCAATGGTTCGACAGGATTTAAGAAATTTCCACATTGCCAAGTTTGAGTTTTAGAAAGTTCTAAATGTAAGTGTGTACCCGTTGAATTTCCTGTGTTTCCCATTTTTCCGAACCTTTGTCGAAAGATTTACTTTATCGCCTACTTTTACGGAAATAGAACCAAAAAGTAAATGACAATATCTATAAAAATGTCCTGTTTTATTGTCTTTTATTTGAACTTGATTTCCAAGTGCCGGTGTAGTTCCTGTTGATGTATCGTAAATATATACTACCTCTCCATCTTCTACTACTGAATAAAGGTCAGGATTTTTTTCAGATGTTCCAGTTTCAGGAAAGTCACAACCTGTATGGTAACCACAACTATAACTTGAATCTTGTACCCCATAAGGGTAGCCAACTTCACAAGTTATGTGAAGTGGACTTTTATTTGTTTTTACTGTTGCCATTAATTATCACCTTCTAGTAATTTTAATGTTTTTTGTTCATCTTGACTAAAATTTTTTATTTTCTCAATATTCATATAATTTCACCTCTTTAATTAGTTTACTTATACTTTATTCGATTTTATTTTACAAATTAAATAAAGCATAAGTAATTATTAGTTCCGTAAATAAAACTAAATTTTATATTAACATAACTATTTGACACCACCCAAATATTTCACAAATCCGACTTTATAAGTGTTTTTTCCATCAACTTTATATCTTACTATTGCTCTATTTGCAAATATTCCTAAACAGTCACATTTTTCATATTTGTTAAGTGAACCAATTTTATTTAAACAACTTGTATCTGAATAAACTATTTCAACAGTTGAGCCGTTTTGATATTCTTTCACTTCTTCATCAACTCCATTTTCAATTTTGTTATTTTCTGAAACACAGTTACATAAACATTTATTTAAGTCAACAACACCTGAAATTCCATCAATTTTACCATTATCAGCATATTGCCATAAATCTACTTTATAACCTAAGCTATGATTTTCGTTATTATTCCATTCTGCAAGCCAAATCTTATAATTTAATAAACTATTTATATCTAATTTATTTAAGAACCAATTTTTATTTGCATAAACACCTGCTGTATAACCCCAATTTTCAATAATTTTGCAAAATTGAATAGCTTGATTTGTAAGTTCTTCTTTTAATAAATAACTAATTGAACTATCTTCTAAGTCTAAAAATACAGGTAAATCGAATTCTTTATTTTCTAAATTATCTAAAACCCAGTCAGCACCACTTCTTATTGCTTCTATTGATTTACAATAAGAATATACATAAAAACCAATTTTTAATCCTGCTTTTTTAGCTTGTAAATAATATTCATTAAATTTTTTATCTATTGTGTGATTATTTTTATTACCAACCCACCCAAGTCTTATTATTACAAATTCAATTCCATTTTGTTTTACTTTTGCAAAATCTATATTACCGTTATGTTCTGATATATCTATTCCTTTATTCATCTTTTTTCACCTCGATTTATTTGTAATAAACTCATTATAAAACAAGCTGTAAGATTTCCTAAAATATAACTTAAAAACATTTTAATCATTTTGTTTTATCTCCCCTGTAAATTCTTTCATTGCATTTTCTAATACTTCTTGAAGTTTTTTCGGAATTGGTAATTTACATAATATCATATTTTTGAATATACTTAATATTTCAAATACAATAAATAAAACCATAAATAAATCAGCAATACCAACAGTTTTAAAGTTCATTATTTCTTTTACAGTCTCAGGAATAAATCCAATTAAATCTAAATTTATTATACTGTCAATTACCATTAAAAATATTACTGCAATTAACATTCCAACTTTTCTTATTATTCCATCAATTCCTATGCAACTATTGATATTTCTTTCTTTGATAGCTCTTAAAATACCAAAAATTGTATCTAATGTTATTACAATTCCTAATATTTTTAGTCCATCACTATTAATTAAAATTGATAAATATTCAAGCATTTTTATCACCCTTTCTTATTATTTCTATTTATAATAATTATATTATTTTCTATTAAATTTTTCAATATTTTTCTTTAATTTGTCATCTTTTATCGTAAAATCTGTATCTACTAAGATAACACCACCTTTAACGTGCTTAAATGTTAATTTACCATCACAACTAAAACCTGTTTTAAATTTGTCCCATTCAACTTTAGAATAACAAGATTTTGGCATACCTGCACAAGTTATATGCATTTCACCATTTATTTCTTCCAAATAACATTTTTGTCTTACCCATTTTCCTTTTGTTGCAATTCCTTCGTTTTTCCAAGCTCCAAGCTCATAACTATCAATATTACAAAACTGTTCAAGCTCTTCAATGGGTAATAATGTTTTTATTGAATCAGTATCAGAATAAATATACATATCTTGTCCATACTTTCTTATAGAATATTCTTTTATTGCTTGACTAGTTCTTATTGTTATTTCTCTTGCATAAGCTGTAATAAATGAAGCAACAGGCAAATATAAGCCATCTTTTTCTTCTTTTTCTGTTAATTTATAATGTATAATTTCATCATCACCGTAAAATTGGCACTTTACTTTGAACCTCAAGTGAAGTTGCAAATTTTCCATATAATGAATTTAACATAAGTTTTGCAAGTGTTCTTTGACCTAGATTATGCTCTTTTGTTGCTTCTATTTTTTTAGTAATCCACTTATCAATATAATTTGTAAATAACCCTTTAACACTTTTAAATTTCCAACCTTCTACATATTGTAAATCATATACATCATATTGTTCTAAAAATAATTTTAAATCTACATTGGTTAAAGTTAAACAAACAATTTCATTTTGACTGCTTTCTAAATATTCATTTGCTAAAAAGAATGAAGTATTATTTTTAATTTGTATACACGGAATTTTATTTTTCTTTATTTCAAATGAACAAGTAATTCTTTGTATATACAAACTATAAATTTTATCTTCTTCATATTTACCCTTAAAATATTTTGGTTCACCCATCGGTAAAGTTCTATCATACATAACAAACGGATACAATGAATTTACATCTAAATTTACAATATTAGTTACATCTTTTTCCTTATAAATTGGATTCAAATAAGTAAATCCACCTTTATAACTTTTCCTAAGTTCTTCATCTAATTCTTTATCTAAAATTGGAAAACAATGTTCAAATCTATTTTTTCCGATAAGTTCTTTATAATCTGCTAAAGCATTTGAAGCTCTTGTCATTCTTGTTAAGTTTTCATTAAACATAATATTTAATGCTTTTGACATTATTAAAACATCATTTTTTATATAATCTTTTTCTTTATCTGTTAATATATGTCCAATTTCTCGTTCTTCATTATAATCAATTTTTAATTTTGAAATTGGTAAATTAAAAGCTTTTGCTGTTTCATCAACAGAAAACGGAATTATTTTTAAACTATCTATAAAAGTAACTTTACAAGCTGTTTTATTTCCTTTTTTAAAATAGACAACAATATTATAAAATTGTCCCATATCTGAAATTAATGTAGTAAATGTATTATCTTCTATTTCATTTTTCTTTAAAACGTGCTTAAAATTATGTGTTAAAAGCCAATAAATTATAAATTCACCATCAAATTTTAAATTATGAAAATAAAAAATAGAATTTTTTTCTTGTCTGCAAAATTCCATAAATGTATCTATATTATTATCTATTATTAAATTGTCCTCATTTCCTATTTCAGAAACAGCCCAAGCCCAAACCCAAGTTTCGTCCTTTTTCCAAGTTGCTGTTTCAAAATCTGCTGTAAATTTTTTCACATAATATTTACCTCACTTATTCTATTTTTATTCCATAATCATTTTCTAATGCATAATCGAAAGAATCTTCAGAACTTGCAAAATTTCCTATGATAATTCCTTCTCCACCTTTATAATAAACAAATAAATCGCTCATTATATCAGACTTTTGAATAAAATTGTAAAAACTAATAGGATTTTTATATCTATTTAAAACTTTCATAAATTTATCATAATTTTTATAATTCTTTAATTCTTCTAAAGCTTTTAAATAATTTTCTTTATATTGTATTGCTTTTTTCATTTGATACCCTGAAATTCCTATTTTATGAAGTCTTTGCACAGTTCTTTTAAATTCTTCTTTATTCTGCTTTTCTAATGATTTTATATTTTTTATATTTGCTTTTAATGTTTCTATTGTTTCTTTATCATATTTACTTACCGTTTTTAATTGTTTGTTCATTCTACGAAGTGCAATATTCGACTCTTGTTTTAAAACATCTCTTTCCCAAGTTGTAATTTTTTCTCCTGCTTCTGTTAAATAAATATCAGATGTTTCTTTACTAAAATTACGTAAATTTTTTATATATCTATCTAAGTCTCTTTTAACAACAATATTTTCTTTAACATCTTTATATTCAAGCTTTTCAGGTAAATAAATTTTATTTTCTTCTGTTTTTAATTCATTTATAGTACGATTAAATTTTGCAACTGCTTTTCCAAGTGATATATAATCACCTCGTGATAACTTATAATAACTCAATATTATCACCTACTTTATTACATTTATAAAAGTAATATTTTCTTTTATCTCTTGTTTACTTAAATCATTGTAAATATAAAATCCTCTTTTTTCTATCTTCTTATAACAAAAAATAGCTAACATCAAATCAAAATTTGCATTTACTTTGTATTTATTTTTTATTTTGAGTGTTTCTTCATTTACGTATGAATTTACACTTCTTATAAATTTATCTAAATACATTTTACTTGAAAAATAAAATATAACTCCAAATCTTGATACTTTATATTCACTTTTCTTTAAATCTAAACAAATTCCATTCTTTGTCATTTTAACACCTCTTAATTTTTTAGTGTCTTGAGCTTGTATTATACAAGCTCAAAACTTAAAGCCTTATTACCTTTTTCACCATATTTTTTCTTAAATATTTTTATATCAAAAGGTTGTCCTGCATTTTCTGATTTTGCATATACTTGTAAATATCTCATTAATTGTATAGCAAATACTTTACTTCCTGTTGCATATGATTTTCCTTCATCATCTACTAATACACAACTCATTGATATTTCTTTATCTTTTAAAACTTCCCCTGTATCTTCATTTATTATTGGTTCTTTAAGTGGTTTTTCATATCTTTTGATTAATACTTCTTTAACTCTTATTGTTTCGCCTTCACAGTCATTTAATAATGTATCAACATTATTTTCTAAATTAAATAATTTTTTGCTGTCTTTAATATTTGTTATAACCTCAGTTTTTGTGTTTGTGTTTCTTCCAAGTTCATCAAATCCCATAACTTGATAATTGTTTTCTTCCTTTGCTACCATTTGAACTTCTTGTTCATTGTTTTCAATTTTTTCTTCTTTCATTTTTTATACCTCTTTCTCTTATTTAAACCATAAGTGGTGCTATATGTTATTTATAAGTTTTACTTATAAAATTAATAACTAAATTAGTTCTAATAAAATTTTTGAAATTTCTTTTGGTAATTTTTCTTTTATAATATTTTTTAATTCTTCTGTTTCTATACAGCAATCTTCTGAATATAATTTCTTTGTTTCTTCTAGTGCATAATTTATCATATGTAATCCTTTATTTTCTCCAAAATATTTCATTATTGTACAAAATATAGTTCCTAAATCACCCACTATTTGACACTCTCTACCACTTAACTGAACTCTTCCTTTTGCTGATTTTATCATTATTTATTCACCTCTTTTCCTACTGAATTTTGTTGTCCTATTTCTATTGCTTTTGCTACTACATTTAATATGTTTTTGTTTTCTTCTGATAAGTTTTTAAATATTTGTTCCATTTCTTCTTGTTTTTCTTTCATTTTACTCACCTTCCTTATATTCTTTTTACATTTATTATTTGAATACCAAATCCGTTGCCATACATATTTGTTAATACTTTAGTTGCTTGAAAACTGTCACTTGCATTTATTGACATTTTTCTTAATACTCCATCAACTACATATGTTACTTCAAACATTTTTATCACCTCTTAACAATTTATTGTACGTTTTTCGTATTTTCTGTAATTATTATATACGTTCTATCGAATTTTGTCAATAGTTTTTTCAAAATTTTTAAAAATATTTTACGATATTCGTATTGACTTTTTAAAAAATTATTGTTATTATTATTTTGGAGGTGAATTATATATGAATACGCGTATTAAAGAATTAAGAAACCAACTTAATTTAACTCAAAAAGAATTTGGTTACCAAATTGGACTAAAACCAACTTCAATATGTGATATTGAGCAAAACAGATGTAATGTTACAGAACGTTGCATAATTGCAATTTGCTCAAGATTTAACGTGAATGAACAATGGCTACGTTTTGGCTCAGGCGAAATGTTCAATACTATTGAAAAGTCTTACAATGAATTTTTTGAGATTTTCAAAAAGTCAACCCCAGTTTTGCAGGATTTCTTAATTCAAACAGCAAAGAATTTACTTGATACACAAAGTAAACTTTAGAACCTCTGGAAGGCATTTGCCTTCCTTTTTCTTATTTTATTTCACATTTTATATTATAAATTATTTACAATTTTATTTTATTTATTCATTTAGTTGCATTTTTTATTTGTTTGTGGTATAATATTAATAGAGAATATAAAGATTTAATTTATTGTTGGAATAGATTTTGTACCAAGGCGAAGAGCTTTAAATCTATTGATAAACCGTGGTAGGTAGCAATATAATTTTTATAGTTCCACATTTTATTTTTGAAAGGAGAATGGTTATGCACTATTATAATTATAAAAGAATTTTATCATACAACGTCCCTGTTAATGTTCTAATTGGTGAACGTGGTTGTGGTAAATCTTACGGTGCTAAAGAGTATGTTATTGACAAATTCTTGAAAAACCGTTCTCAATTCATTTATTTAAGAAGATACGAAAACGAATTAAAATCTGTTTTTGAAAAAGACAAAAATAACCCTAAAGACTTTTTTGACGATTTAAAATCGAACGATAAATATAAAAATATGAACCTTGAAGCTAAACGTAGAAAATTTTACATAAATGGCGAATGCTTCGGTTTTGCTAAACGTCTTACTGAAGCTCAAGATTTAAAATCAGCAACTTACGAAAATGTTAAAACTATTATTATTGACGAGTACCCAATAGAAAAAAACAAACGTTACTATTTACCAGATGAACGGTATGATATTAATGGGTATATTTGACAGTATTATTCGTAACCGTTCAGATGTTAAAATTTTTATTTTAGGTAATGCTGTTGAAGGTATTGAATACTCTCCTCTTTTTAGTTTCTTTGACTTATCTTTACCTTACAACAATGACATTAAAGTTTTTAAAGACAGAACTATTCTTGTACAATATATGAATAATGAAGAATTTAGAAAAGAACGTGCTGAAACTTTAATTCGGTAAACTTGCCAAAGGTACTAAATATGAACAATATGCCTTAAATAACAAAATTTTAGACAAGAATGACAACTTTATAGAAAAGAAAAAAGGTTCAGCAAAATTTTCTTTTGCTTTTATTTACAATTCACAAGTTTATGGAGTTTGGAATGATTACAATGAACGGTAAGATTTATGTTTCTTTTGATTACAATAAATCTACACCTTTTATTTACTCAATGACTTTAAAAGACCACACTCCTAATACTATGATGTTTAATGCTATTAAGAAATATAATTTTTGGAAAGACTTTTTGCAAAATTACAAACTAGGCAATGTTTGTTTTGAAAATCAAAAGATTAAACACGATGTATATGATTTAATAAAACTTTTTTATAATTTTTAATAAAATGCTTGACTTTTGGTTTGCGATGTGGTATAATATGTATAG